AGGGAGCCGATCGCCATGCTGGCCAGGCCGGCAGTGATCGCGACGTCGCGCAGCGTGCCGCTGAAGGTGGTGGCCTTGTCGTTGAGCCGCTCGATCGAGACGACGCCCTGCCCGACGTTCTTCCGGAACTGCTCCACGCTCTCGCCCGCATGGATCATGCGGGAGGTAAAGGAGCCGTCTTCTAGTTCAAGCTCAACCCGGATAGGCATTGTTCGTCAAATCTCCGATAGCATCGAGCGCATGCAGCGCCTTGCGATCGAGCTTGGTCGGTGCCGTCTCCTCAAATTCGATGATTGTGCCCATCTGCTTGCGCAGACCTTCCATCAAGTCCGAGACCCCTTCCGAGGACTGGGACTGGATCTGGACCAGGGCGTTGCGCTGGTCGCGCTCTGCCGAGATCCGGTCGATGTTGCGGTGGAGCATCCAGAAGGTCTGCATCGCGAGCTCGCGAACCTCCCTGACACTCAACCCGTAAAAGGCGACGACGCGACTGAAGGCGAAGCCCCAGTCGAAGGCCTTGACTACGCCGCCGCCTTCGGAGGGTTTTCGCCGGCTTCCTTGCTCACGTCGTTCTCGCCCGAATTGTCGCGCGCGAAGTTGAGAAGCGTGTTGAGCTGCGCCATCGTCAGATCGCCGAAGCGCCCCTTGGGCACGCTCGGAAACACCTGCTCGAGCATCTCGACGATCAGGCCCTTCTCGGTCTCCTCGTCGAGGGCGCCGGTGCCGAGCTTCTTCATCGTCTTCATGTTCTTGACGAAGTTGTTGACCGTGACCGGGACGAGCGGGTGGTCCTGCTTGTCGAGCTTGAGCACCACTTCCTTTTCGGGAACGATGGCGTCGAGATCGAGGACAATCTGGTTCGGGTTGGACATGCGATCCTGCTGGCAAAAGAAAACTGACGGAGCGCGGGGCCCCGTCAGTGATCTTTGGATCAATCCGATACGTAAGTCAATACTGACTTATTATATTAGACCGCCGAACCGTCGCCGACGTAGAACAGACGCTTGGTCACGCTGTCCGGATAGGCGTTGAAGTCGACCGGGAACAGGCGCTCCTGGTCGAGCTTGAACGAGAACTGCATCGCGCCGGGGGTGTTCGCCAGCGGAATGACGAAGTCGTCCGAGTGGTCTTCGTCGTCGTTCGCGATCGGATGCAAGACCAGGGTCTTGGCCGAGGCGAGCAGCGAGATGCCGATGCCGTTCGGGACGTCGACGCGGACCTTGGTCGCGTTGGCGCCGCCGGCCAGGGTCGCGCCGGACACGGTGCAGTTCGCCGGGGTCACGAAGGTCTTGGCGAGCGTGTAGGCGTTCGCCCAGGTGCCCACGGTGTCCGCGGTGATGGTCACGACGCCGGCATTGGCGCTGGCCGAGATGTTCACGACGCGGTCGTCGATCGAGGCATTGATCGCGGCCGCAAGGGTCGCGGCGCAGATCGTGAAGGTCGCGCCGATCGCCATGTCGCTGCTGCTGACCGGCACCGTCTTATACGTGAAGTCCTTGCCGTTGACCGTGACCTTGTCGCCGTCGACCGGAACCGCGGTCAGAAGCGTGACCGTGCCGGTGGCCTTGGTGCCGCCGGTCGCAACCTTGGTCGCGCCGGGCATGATCTGCACCAGGTTGTCCAGGGTCGTTTCCGCCAGCGGAACCTTGGCCGAGCAGGTGCGGCCCATGATGTATTCGTTGATCTCGGACTGGCCGAACTGGTCGACCATGACCTTCTTGGTCTGGGTGGCAACCGTGACTTCGACGCCGCCCTGGGTATAGCCCAGGTCAACGCCGCCGAAGATCACCGAGCACACGCCCAGCTTAACGTTTTGGGTATTCGACGGCATGGATCCGATCCTTTGCAAAATGACCGCAGAAACTGATGGGCTCTATTCTACGGTCATTTTGTTGCGCATACAAGTCAACACTGACTTATATTATTACGCAGCGAGCTGCGCCAGGCCCTTTTCGAACAACTGAGCCTCGACTTCGCGCCGCTTGACCAGGCCGTTGGTCCAGAGCCGTTTCATCGATCGCAGCTCGGCCGGGATCTTCTCCGGCTGGCCGGCCTCGAGGTGCTTGCGAATGGCCAGCATTTCCTTGCGGCGGTTCGAGCCGGGCGCGTCGATGAGCTGGGTGCCGCGGTTGAAGATCAGCGACCACAGCGAGCCGGCGCAGTAGGGGCCGAGCGCCTCGATGCCCGGATAGGTCTTCTCCAGCTTCTTCATCCAGTTCGGGATCTCGACCTGCTCGAATTCTGCGAGCGCGGCGTCCCAGGGCACGACGACGCTGGAGAGCAGGCCGGAGCGGACCAGCGTGTGGGCGCGCTCGCCCTTGAGGCCGACGGCCTGGTGAAGGACCGAGATTGCGGTTGCCGGCAGATACGGGCCCCAATCGTGCTCGAGATCGGCGTGGGTGGTGTAGCCGAGGTCGACGCCGATGCCGATCGTGGCGCCGGAATCGCCGGTCGGCCAGGTCGGCTTCTGATATTTGGCCTTGTAGAGCGCAACGGAGGAGACCTCCTGTTCGATCACCATGTTCTCGGCTTCAATGCAGATCAGATCGGACGCCATTACTCTTTTCCTTTATCGGGGTTCAACGTAGGAGGTGACGAAATTGAGCGACCACTCCAGGACGTTCGCCGGCGTCCAGGGGTAAACGATGGGCAATTGCGCCAGGCAGATGTAGTTGACCTGCATCTGAAGCTTGCCGTCGGCGTCGTTGAAGATCTGCTTGCCCATCTCCAGCGCCTTGCCGACCGCATCGGATTTCGTTTTGCCCTCGGCATGCGTTCCCGCGCGCACGATCGCCTGGAGGCGCGAACGGTAATAACCGGGCAGACCGGGATCGACCGGGGTGCCGGAGAGCGGATCTTTCAGCAGAATACCCTGCTTGACCTCGGCGGGCATCGAATGGACGTAGATGTCTTCTCCGATCGTGCCGAGACCGGCGTCCTGAAGAAGCTGGGCGAGGATTTCGAGTTTCATTTCAGCACCGCCAATTCGCGCAGGATGGCTTCGGTCATTTGCTTGATGATCTTGGGCATCTGGTCGTCGACCGCGCGCTCCAGGAACTTGCCGCCGACGTAGCGGCCGGGATTGGCCGCGCGCTTGGCGAGCGTGCCCTTGCCGGGGTTCATGCCCTCGTAGTTCTCGTGGATCAGCATGGCGTAGCGATCGACGTCGACGCCGCGCACCTCGCCGCCGACCACGATGTCGATCTTCAGCCGGCCACGGTCCTCGTAGGACTTCTCCTTGTGGATGGCGTCCTCGAGATTGTGTTTGTCGACCGGAGCGTTGAGCGCCGCTTCCTTGACGATCTTGTCGGCGCCGCGATCCATGACCTTGCGGCCCTGCTTGGGCACGCGCCCGGCGAGCTCTTTCATCAGACCGGCGAGCTCGTCGCAGCCGTATACCTTCAACCCTGCTTTCACGGCGCGATGTCGAAATCGACCTCCCTGTGGTCGAGGACGCCATGGACCGAAAAGCGCTGCTGCACCGCGATCACGCGCAGCGACAGACCGGCGATCGTGAAGGTGTCGTCCTTGCCGATCACGACGTTGGCGGGAAACAGGATCTTGACGGTCGCGGTGGTTTCCTCCGCCGCGCCGCGGCTCGCCGACGAGTCAGCGCGCACCGGGGTCTTGGCGACCTGGTCCAGATTGTCGACGATGGCGCAGGGAACGGGGATAGCCGGATAGAAGGTCGCCTCGCCGTAGACATTGCGGCCGAGCCGGCGGGTGAGCATGCCCTTGGCGTTCGGGATGAACATCAGGCATACCTCGCCAGGATCGCGTTGGCGTTCGGGTGGAAGGTCTGGTCGCGAATGTCGGCGAGCGTCGGCAGCTCGGTGGTGTCGACCATGGAGATCTCGAGGCCATGCGTCGCCGCGGTCGGGTCGGTATGCCGGACGCGCGCGGTGTCGACGCCGGCGTCTGCCAGGGTCATGAGCACCACGTCGTTGTAGAGCGAGAGCAGATTGTGCCGCCAGATCGTGCGGACGTAGCCCTGAGCCGGCCATTTGGCGTATCTGCGATCGGTGAAGCCGAACTTGACGTCGGTGTTGATCGCGATCCGGTGCTGGATCAACGCGGTGCGCAGCGGCAGGCGCTGGGCGGCGGCTGCGAGCGTCACGCCCAAAATCGTCTGCTGAAGCGTCTTCTTCAGCGTCGCGATGTCGCGCTCGATCTGAATCGACAACTCGCTCGTGAGATGCGCGATAAACGCGCTGACGTGCTCGTCTACTGCGTCCGGGATCTCGTCGCTGTCTGTGACGCTCAATTCGCTGCGCGTCGCTGAGAGCGCTTGCTCTGCGACGGCGATCATGGCGTCCTGGATCTCGATCGCCTCGGCGGCGAGATACCGGCGGGCCATGGCGTAGGCCTCGTCCGTGATCTCGCGCAGCAGCACCGGCGCGCCGAAGCGCGGGTCATCGAGCGCGCGGTTGTAGAGCGCCTTCCAGCCCTCGATGAGCATGGTGTAGCGGGTCGCCGCGGCCGCAGCCATCGTGGTCATGAGCTGGGTTGCGATCATGAGCGGGTGACGCTGATCCGGGTGTTGAGGAACTGGGCCAGCGCATTCATGGCGTCGCGGCTCACGGCGTCGTCGAGCGGCCGCACGCCGCTCTTGAACATCAGCGAGCTCTCGCCGATCTTCTCGGAGAACACCCCTGCCCGCCGGCGATCGGCCATCGGGTCGGAGTTGAGCAGCGCGTTGGCCTGGATCACCTGGGCGCGGTTGAGGGCGTCCTTGAAGTAGTCCGGATAGATGGTCCAGATGTCCGGGGTCATCAGCGGCCACATGCGCGGGGTCAGGTGCGACTGGTAGCGCGGCGCAATGCGGTTCTGAAGATCCAGGACTTCGGGCCAGGGAATGAAGAAGTTGAGCAGCGTGATTCGGCGGAATGCCTCGATCAGCGCCGTGGTCTGGTCATCCTTGGTGGCGCCCATCCACGCGATCAGGTTCGGGATGCTGCTGGACACGTAGAGCGCGTTGGCGCGGGTCTGGAAGGTGTTGACCAGGAACTGGAGCTTCACGGTCGGCTGGACCGCAAAGATCTCCTCCTGGACGAACACCTCGCCGCCGGCGACCGTGATGAACAGCTCGATCGAATAGCCGCCAGGGGTCGAGATGAGCCCGTTCGGAATGGAAATGTCGGTCGAGGTCCCGGTCAGGGTCGCAATCGCCGTGAGCGGGACCACGTCCTCGCCCGCGCTATCCTTGACGGCATAGGCAAGTGCGACCGGCGTGACCGGACTGCCGTCGTTGTCGAGGAAAGGAACCTCGACAACAGCATTCGTTCCGACCGGGAAGGTCTGCATCAGCCCTGCTCCCCTTCGCCGGGCAGCTCGTTCTTCGGCGGCTCGATCTTGACGTGGATCGGCTCGCCGTTGGCGCCAACGGCGTTCGGGGTCTCGTCAGTGACGAGCACGCGGGCCTTCGAGAGCATTTCGGCCTCTTCAGCCATGCGCGCGGCCATCGCCGCATCGAGGGCGGCGGCGCGCGAGGCGCGCTCGTCGTTCTCGCGTTGCGCCTTGGCCTGGATGAAGTTGTTCTGGGCCTTGACGACCAGGCTGATCAGGCCGGGGATCGAGCGGTGCTTGACGTTCCAGGGTGCAGCCAGCTTGCGCAGGCCATCGATACCCTCGAGATCGGCGACCGCGGTGAGCTGCTCCTCGGTGAAGAACTCGCGGGTCGGCGCCTTGCCGGCTTCCTGACACACGGTCAGCATTTCGGCCGCCTTGGCCTCCTCGGTCTGGCGCTCCATGAGCGTGCCGACGGTCGCCTCGACCGAACGACGGCTCGCGATACGCGCGGCCGCCCCGCCCTGCCCCAGCTCGTCGCCGTCGGCATTGGAGATGGTCGCGGTCACAAGCGCGCAGATCCGGTCGGCGATGTTGCGCGGGATCGGCACCGTGGAGACACCGTTCAGGAACGGGTAGCCGACGTAATCGCCGGAGAAAGATTCCCAGCCGGACTGGGTGATGGTGACGCGAAAGAAGTCCAAGATTAGCCTCCGAAAAGGATCTGCTGAACGACCGGAAGGGCGTTCTTGAAGTGCTCGAAGCCGCCGATCCGGTGCGCTCCGATGAAGATTTGCGGGACGGTTTCGGGCTTACGGCCAAGCCGGTCCTCGAGCTCCGCCTTGAGCACCAGGTTGCTGCCGAGGTCGTGGTAGACGAACGGCAGCTTGTGCTTCTGACAGAGAGCGACGGCCGCCGCGCAGAAGCGGCAGTCGTCGCGGCCGTAGATTTCGACCGTCTTGCTCATTGGCCGAGCTTCAGGACCGAGAGCGCGCCAAGCACGCCCTTGAGCCAGTTGCCAACCTTGCCCTTGACGACGAAGGACGCGTATTCGCGCGCGATGTCGGCGAACGGCTTGGCCGCCTGCTCGACGTGCTCGGCCACGGTCTCGTCCAGCTTGGGCACGTTGATGACGGCTTCAGCCAGGCCGAGGGCCTTCTGGGCATCTTCGCTGTCCCAGCCGAAATAGGCGGTGTCGTTGATGTGGTTGGTGACGATGAAGTAGCGCGAGCCCTTGATTGCGCCGGCGGTGTCCACGATCTCCTGAAACGAGGCGACCGAGGAGCCGAGGACATGCAGCACGATGACGTCGAGCTTGCCGTCGCGGACAGCCTCGAGCATGCCGATGTCACCGAGCAGCTTCAGTGTGGGCGAGAGCTGGCGCGCGGCCAGGTCGATCACCGTGACCTTCGAGCCGGTCAGATTGTCGAACACTGCCATCTGACCGTCGGACTTCTCGAGGTCGACGACCTGGGCATCGGGGAAGAAGCGCTTGAGATTGCCCTTGGGCGTCTCCGCGTCGAAGGCACGATATTCCAGACCCGAATTGCGGAGGTGATCGAGAACGATCCGGGTGACGGTGGTCTTGCCAACGCCGCCCTTATCGGCGCCGACGATGACAACGGTGGGTTTTGACATGGGTAATCCAGACAGCAAGAGGGGCGGAGTGATGAACTCCGCCCCTTATAAGTCAGAACTGACTTACAATCAAGCTTAGATGTTGGTGATGCCGGCCAGGCGGGCAACCGAGAGAGTGGACTTGAGGGCCGTGCCCACATACCACTTCACGCGATAGCGCACCGCATCCTTGTTCTGGATGGTGCCGATCTCTTCGACCTTGAGACCCGCGGCCTCACCGCCGACGATGCCGTGGAAGCCGACGGCTTCGTCCAGCTTGAGGGCGTAGATCGAGGTCGTGGCCGAGTTCGAACCGGTGACCTCGTTCGCCGGGATGAAGTCGTTGATGATGACGGGCATGCCATCGATCGCCGGCACCGGATGACCGAAGTTCGGAATCATGATGGTCTCGGCGGTGTTGCCGTTGAAACCACGGAGCAACGCCTTGATCGCGCGCCAGGTGCCCTGACGCATCATGAAGCAGTCGGCGCCGAGCAGCACGGCGTCGCGCAGCTCGTCGAGCATCGAGAACGTGACCGCAGCACCGTTGGTGCCGGCAATCAGAACCTGCTCGTTCGGGGTCAGCACCTTCAGACCGTCGAACTCCTTCGGGTTGACGCTGTTGTTGCCGTTGACCAGGGTGCGCTTCAGCTTGCGGGTGAGCGCCTTCGCCTTCGCAGCGATCTGGATCGCGAGCTGGGGATTGTGGTCGGACTGGGTCGACAGCAGGAACTTGTCCATGTCGACGTCGCCAGCGAGAATGCGCAGACGGGTCGTGACCTCGGTGAAAGTCGCGGCGCCTTCCGGCACGGGATCGTAGGGATCCAGGAAGTCGCCCTCGGAGAGGGTGTTCTCGCGGTTGTATAGATACGCCTTGCCGTCGATCGTCTTGAACGGCAGGATAGCGAACAGGGCTTCGCGGTCGATGATCTCTTCGATCACCCCACGCTCAAGCATCTCCTGGGAGAGCTTATTGGCTTCGGTCTCGAGCAGCGGCATGACAACTCCTTGGAAGACGCCGGGGAATTCGTAAGTCAGTATTGACTGACAATAGAATACCCCGGCGTTGAGTAACTTCCAAGAAGAAAAGTAAGTTAGAGCTTACTTTTTATTTCGTGGGGGTCTTTTTCTTCAGCGCGCCGGCTTCGAGCGCGGCCGTGATGCGGGCCATTCCGCGCAGGCCGTCGCCGGCGTTCTCGTCCGAACCGCCCTTCTCCGTCTTCGAGCCGGCGCCCGTCGCGATCTTCGAACGCACCAGGCGATCGCGGTCCGGAGATGCCTCGATGATCTTCTTCAGCGCGCCGTCAACCGACAGAGCGTTGCCGCTGGCGTCGACGAGCTGAGTGCGGCCCGCCTCTCCGCGCGGCTTGTCGAAAGGCACGACCTTACCGTTCACCACGTCGAAGTGGCTCGAGTAGACCTGGCGCGCCATGGTCGGCGGGATCACCAGCTCGTCGCGAATATAGGTGGACTGGCTGAAGGCGGAACCGACGGTCAGGTCTTCGATCGTCTTCTGGGCGCCGTTGATCAGAGTGTCCTTCTCGGCGAGCTTGGTCTCGAGCTCGGTCACCACCTTGGTGTGCTCCTCGCCCATCATCTTCTTGATGCGCTCGACGTCGCCGGCAGCTTCCGCGGCCTTGAGCTCGGCGTCCTTGGCCGCCTTCGCGGCGTCGGCCTGGTCCTTGACCAGCTTCTTGATCGCGGCCGCGTCGAGGCCCTCGAAGTCCTTCAGCTTGGCGTTGGCGGCTTCCAGCGCAGCCTTGGCCTCGCGCGCGGTCTGCTTGTGCTTCAGCGCGTCGGTGAGGAACTCGTATTCCTTGTCGGTGAGCTTCTTTGCAGCCTTGTCGGCTTCAATTCGCGCACGCTCGGCTTCGTCGGCCGCCTTCTCGGCGGCGATACGATCGGCCTCGGCCTTTTCGGCCGCGATGCGGTCGGCTTCCGCCTTCTCGGCGGCAACTCGGGCTGCTTCGGCTTCGGCAGCTTCGCGAGCGGCCTTCTGCTCGGCGGTCTCGCCATCCAGCAGGCGCATGCTTTCGACAGCGAACATCGGGAGGTGGTTGCTCGGCTGCATCTGCATTGCCGGAGCGGTCACAGTCACTTTACGCACGTTCAAGTCTCCTTTGGCACGGTCTCTCGGCCATCAGGTGTTTCGGGTCGCACAGTCTCTCGGCTTCCCGGTGGGCGATATGCCCGGTCGTTACTTTTTCGTCTTGGACTTGGTGTCCTTCGTCACCTGCCCCTGGCGCTTTTCCGGAGTAGCTTTGGGAGAGGGTGTCGCCGGCATAGACGAGCCGCCGGTCGATACGGATGCCGACGCCGGGAACCTGGTAGGCTGACCGGAGCCGCCCATCGTGGCCGTCACGGTCAACTTGTCCGCAACGGTCATCGGCCAGTTATCGACGTCCTTAAGCATCTGGGTCTTGAGGTCGTTCGCCAGCCGCGGGAACAGCTTCTCGATCACCTGCTTCATCTGTTCCTGACGCAGGGTCTTCGGCGCATCCACGAGAGCCAGTCTCTCGGCGATCGTGAATTCGTCGAAAAGGGTGCGGACATCGAAGGTGTCCGGGTATTTGACCAGGTCGTCCTCGCGAGCGAGGCTCTCCAGGCCCTTGGCCTGCCCGTTCCATTTCAGGACCAGGTCGGCAAGCTTGTTCTCAGCGTTCTCCAGGGCGTCGGCCTTGGAGGTGAGGAGCGAGTTCATTCGCTCGAAATCGTAGGCCTTGGCGACACCGGACGAGTTGTCGATGCCCATGGCGTTGTCTTGCTTGGTGCGCTCGCCGGCCATGCCGACGGTGTGGTAGATCTCGGTGATCAGCTTGTTGATGACCGTGACGATGAGCTGTGCCTGCTTGACGTCGGGCGAGATGAATTCGGGCTTCGCGCCGCCCTCGCCGTCGTAGGCAAAGATCCGCTTCGTCCCCATCTCGATCAGGGCGTCATACTTATCGGTGCCGGGCATCAGGCCCTGGGCCGGCATCACGAGCTGGCTGAAGGTCTGGTCCTGAATGATGGCGTCGAGGTTCGAGCAGTAGTTCGCGCAGGCGCGGTCGAGATAGGCGATATCGTCGATCAGGCCAGGCGCCGAATATTTGTCCTCGGAAATGACGTGGTCGACCGGAATGACCGGAACCTCGCCGACCTGGTGGGGCACCTGCGGCCCCTCGATGATCTTGAGATCCTCGGCCTTGCCGGACTTGCCCTGCTGCACCGTGAACAACTGGTGGAAGGTCGTGGTCCAGAGCCGATACTGGACAGCGATCGCGCCGGTCGATGCGATCGGGTCCTTGTCGTCGCGCACGCGCTCGCGGATCAGGATCCATTGCATGACCCCGTCCTCGTCGAAGCCCATGTCGAGGGCATCCTGCGGGCGGACGTAATAGGCGTAGACACGCACCTTCGCCGCCTTGGCGTCGGCGACGGAGATGACGTTCGGCTTGGCGTTGGTGTCGACGACCAGGTAACCGCGACCCTTCTTGGAGGTCTCGGTGCCGACCAGCTTCATGAACTCCTGGATCGACAGGCCGGACAGCGTCGCGTTCTTCCAGAAGGCCTTGATCTCCTTCGGCGCGTCGTTGGCGCGGACGATCGCGCTCTTGAAGATGTATTTTTGAACGAGATCAACGACTTCGCGGGTGTGATTGAAGCGGTAGGCGCGCTTGACGCGATCCTCGTATTCCTTGTCGCCCTCCTTGATGTAGCGGAAGACGTTTTTGCAGAACCATTCCCGGCCGCCCTCGTAGGTCGCGTCCAGGAAATCCCAATGGGCGCACTTGTCCTGATAGTCAGGATGCCGGCGCTTGATGAAAGCGCGAAGCTGCTTCTGGCGATCAGTTACGGCGGGCAAGACGACACCAATAGGACAAGGGAATCCATAATGTATGTCAGAACTGACTTACAATCAACCCTAAATCGAGATGCCGAAGGCGTCCTTGGAGCGCCAGGGAAACTCGATGTCGATGCAGTAGCCGGCGGCGTCCGTCGGATGCTCGAGCCCTTGCGTCTTGTCGACCTCACGGCTGCCCTCCTTGTAGATGGTCTGCTCGAAGCCGGCGATCGTGTGCTTGCAGGTCATGTTGATCCGCATCTTGATGGTGCCGTCGGCGGCCCGCCACATCCGGTTCACCGCGTTGACGCGGTCGGCGATCTTCGGGTGCTTGCGCTTGAATTTGACCCAGCGGAAGCCGGCATCCTTGAGGATGTCGATGTCGGACTCGCCGCGGCCCTTGGTCGAGCGCTGTGCGCCGGCGGGATCCGGATAGATCGTGATCTGCTTCATCCAGCGGAAGTAGCGGCGCGCCAGCTCGTCCGCGGTCTCCTGGGTATTGGAGCCGCGCAGCACGACCTCGTCGACGATCCAGACCTCGCCGTTGGGCTGTGGCTGCATGATGACCGAGGACATCGGGTCGATGTTGAAGTCCTGGCCGACCCAGATCGGGAGCTTCGGGTTGAACGGGTAGTCGCCGACATGCACCTTGCGATCGAAGGCGTAATAGACGCGGCCGGACATGGTCTCGAAGGAGGCTTCGAACTCCTGCCGGAACGATTTCTCGTCCATGTCGGCCCGCGCCGCCTCGACTTCGGCCTTCGGAATGAAGGGCGAGGTGATCGTGGGAAACTGCCAGGACTTCCAGGGATTGATGATCCGCCGGCCGGCGTGCTTGCCCTGCTTGATCTCGATCGTGGCGCCCTGCTGGCCCACCATGTAGACGTCGTAGAGCCAGTTGTAGGCCTTCGGCGTGCCGATGATGATCGCCTGGCCCTTGGTCGAGGCCAGCGTCGGGCGGAGAACCTTATACCAGGTGTCGGGCTTGATATCCTGGGCTTCGTCGATGATGAGCAGATGGATGCCGACGCCGCGCAGCGTGTCCGGCTTGTCGGCTCCCTTGAGCTCGATCCGGGTGCCGTTGCGCAGCCGGATGGTCATGCGGGTTTCGTTGTAGGCCAGCACCCAGTCGCGCGGGATCGACTCCTTCAGCTCCTCCCACATGATGCCGCGGGCCATCTGATAGGTCGGCGCGACATACCAGATGAGCTGCTTCGGCAGCACCATACGCTTGCAGATCGACAGCTTCGACATCTGGGTCTTACCCCAGCGTCGGCCGGCCACGACGCATTTGAAGCGGTGGGGGTCCTGGAAGACCTCCCGCTGCTTGCCATGCATCTTCAGCGTCTGGCGCGGCCTATGCGTCACGACGTCGGGCCGCCTTCCTCGACGATGTCCTCGTTCTCGAGCTCGGGCATTTCGAGGCCGTCCAGGCCTTCGTCATCGCCGCCCTGAATCTGCTGGATCTCGTCCATGGTCAGATCCTGGAATTCGAGGATGGTCAGCGAGGCCTCGTCGATGTCGCCGGCGATGTTGAGCGCGTTCTCGAACATGGCCTGGGCATCCAGGATGGTCTTGCCCATGCGCTGGATCGCTTTGATCTGATTGTGGGCGCCGACCCAGGTCATCGTGCCGTCCTGGATCGCCTTCTGGACCTGCATGACCTGGGCATTGTGGAAGGCCGCCTGGCGATAGCGATATTCCTTGGCGCTCTCGATGCGCTCCTTGCGCTTGCCCTCGAATTCAGACGGGGGCTTCGGCGGGGGCGGCGCGGTCGCGATCTTCAGCGCCTTGATGGCCTCGCCCTTCTTCGCGCCGCGCGCGATGATGACGCCCTTCTTCTTCAGCTCCTGGAAATGGTTCGTGACCGCGGACGGGGTGATGCCGAACTTGACGGCAATGTCCCTGGTCTTCATCAGGTCGTATTCCCAAAGCATCTCGATCTCTCGCCACTCCTCGGGCTTGAGACGCTTCTGCTTGGGCTCGGAACCTTCCTCAGAGCCGGAATCTTCAATTTCTTCGGTCATAGATACCTGTCAGGACTGACTTTAACGCCGGAACATGGAATTTCCTAGTCCTCACCCTCTCTTATATAGATACTATGTAAGTAACTACTTATCTAAGTAGAGAGGGTGCGGCTACGGAAATCCGGGTCCTCCCTTGAAAGTGGACACTCCGGAGGCGGTCGGAGACACGTTTGCACCCTTCCGGCCATGACGAACCGTCTCGAGATAGCCGTGCTGCCGGAGAAACTTCAGCGAGCAATGCAGCGCCGACCTGCCCGGCTTGTAGGAGAGCTGGGCCATCAGCTCGTTCACGGTGAGGTGCCGGCCGCGCGCCGCCGCTTCCACAATCAAGGTCATGATCTCGATCTGCTTGTCGCTGCCGCGGAACTCAGACATGCAGCCGCTCCGTCGGCTTCTGGGCATCGAAGGCCGTCAGCGGCAGTTGCTGCGGGACTGGGCGCCCTTTGTCGGGGTTCACGAACACGCCATACATCGGCGAGGCTAGCGTGATCTGCTGGATGCTCTTGATGATGGTCTCGGCGCTCATGGCGTCGACCCTGCCCTGACCCTTGTCGCGGTTGTTGCCGGTCTTCTCCAGGGCCGAGTGCCGGTAATAGTGGTCCTTGCAGAGCTGGAGCAGCGCCTCGCGCGCCTCGGGCGCCAGCGCATTCAGCTCGTCGACGATCGCCTGAAAGTCCTGCGGGCTCGAGCGGAAGTTCTTGCGGAAGAACTTCATGCCGATCTCGTATTTGTTGGCGTTGAGCGGCCGCACGAAGCGAAAGCCGGCCTTCTGCCCGAACAAGTTGAACTTGGACATGGAGGACTGGATCTCCATGTAGGTCTTGCCCTCCATCCGGGCGACCAGGTTCATCATGCGGTAGCCGCAGCCGATGCCGCGATACATGGTGTCGACCACGAAGCGGCTGATGACCCGGAAATTCGAGTTCACGAAGGCGTAGCGATAGGTGTTGGTGTTCTTGGTCTCCCTGCCCGGCTTCATGTTCGGGAAGACCAGGTGCCGTTCCTTGAGCAGCCCCTTGGGGTTTGCCGTGACCAGGACGCCGATCGTCTCGCCGTAGAGCGTCAGCTTCCAGAACCGGGGTCCGATCGGGAGGTTCTCGGCCTTGTAGTGCAGGTCGTGCAGCAGCTCCCAATCTGACTTGTCGCCCCGCTCGACGATCATGTCGTCAAGCAGCGAGAAACGGGGCGCTGGTGCGTCCGCGCGCTCGATCAGCGTCACGAGTGCATCGGGACGTTCGAACGCACCAGCGGTCGTCTCTGCGAACGGCATTATTCGGCCGCCTTATCCTTTGCCGCGACGATCGAGGCCAGCGCGTTGTCGATGTGCTGGCTGAGCTTCGAGGTGTCGGCCTCGACGTTGACCTTGAGCGTCGAGACGGTCTGAACGATCGCCGGCCATTCGGCGTAGCGGCCGGCCTTCTTGTGTGCCTTGAGCTTCATCTCGTCCTCGGTGCCGTCGAGCAGGTCGACCGAGGTATACGACTTGATGTCGCCGTTCGGCATGAACACGATCAGATTGACCATGCGATCGCTCCAGACGTGGACGATCAGCGCCGAGAACGGCAGATTGCCGTGAGACTTGAATACCGGATCCTTGTCGGGTGCCGGCGGCGTGAAGTTGACGAAGCGGTTGCGAGCGGGGGCTGTCATGGGGTCTCCTTTACTGACAAGCGTGTCCAGCGCCCTGGCCCGACAGGTCGGATGAGCGCATGAAGTCGTAGCGGCCGGCGCCGTCGCAGCGCGGGTCGCGTTTCGGGGCGGCCTCTTTGCAGCCGGACAGGACCGCGATCGTCGCCAGAAGAATGACGAAGATGACGATGGTCCGGTCGAGGACGGGGTGCGGTTTACGGACGCGGGGCATTGGGAAACCGCATTTTGCAATCAGCGAGGGACTTGTCGTAATCACTCTCGATCTCGACACGCTGGCGAAAGCGCTTGGTGATCGTCAGCGACGGGCCGAGCTCGTCCTTCAGATCGGTGTGGGTGGTGGCGACGATCAGCGTCTTGCCGAGCCGGCGGGCGACCTTCTGCATGTTGAAGGCGACGCACTTGGCGGTGACGCGGTCGAGCACGGCGCCGAACTCGTCGGCGACCCAGACGTCGGCCTGCTGCGCCATCAGCATGGCCAGCTTCAGCCGGTAGCGCTGGCCGTCGGAGAGCTCTTGCGGCTTGCGAATGTAGATCCAGGCATCCGAGATCCCGGCCTTGGCCAGCAGATCCGCGGCCTCGGTGGTGGTGTTGCCGACGATCTCGATCACCGGCGCGTCGGGCAGCTCGAGCCTGTTCAGGTCAGCCACCGCCAGCTTTTCATTTGCCATTTGCCGGGCAAGGTCTCGGAGAATGAGGGACTTGCCGGAGCCGGACTGGCCGGTGACGTAGACGACGTCGCCCTGGCGGACCTCGAGCTCGAGGTTGTCATAGATGACGAATTCCTTGTTCGAGAGGCCCAGGCCAAAACCCTCGGCGACCTCAAGCACGCGGGGAGTTCGTTCCACAGACGAATTAAAGCGGATGTCGATGGCATACTTCACTCCTCGTCCTCCTCAAGATTATCCATCTCGAGGTTGCCCATCGCGAGCGCCTCGATCTGCACCTGGGCCATTCGATTGGCGAGCGCGAGCACTGCGAAATCTCGGGCATCGTGGTGGCCGGGCCCGGTGATGGAGCACGTTGGGTAGCCGTTCACGACCGCGCCGACCGCGACGCCGGCGAGCGCGCCCTCCTTGGCGAGACCCAGGAAGTATTCGAGCAGCTTGACGCTGTTCTCGCAGATTTCGACCTTGGTCTCTTCGGCGCCGGGGAGCGGATCGCCCGGCTTGCGGCCGAACGCGTTGATGATCTGCGCGTTCATGCCGCCAGCAGCCCGTTGTCGTTGATGTAGGCCACCAGCGCCTCGGCGCCCTTCAGGCCGGTCTCACTCTCGATGCGAGCCATGAACGAGCGCACCGTGCGCGACTGCTCGATGGTGACGCGCTTGAAGCCCAACGCATCGCCGACGGGCGCCGCGGACTGGTCGATCTCCTTGGCTTTCTCGACGTTCTCGGCCTTCTGGGTCTCGACGGCCTGGTTGATGTCCTCGACGAACATGGAGTCGTCGACGGAGCCGAAATCGGCCGTCAGCTTGCTCAGTTCCGCGTCGTCGAAGCCGAGCCCGTCGAGCTCGATGTCGGCATCCTTGAGAACCAGCAGCTCGGCCTTCAGCAGCTCGGTGTCGTAGTCGTTGGAGACCGTCTGGTTGTCGGCGATCCGCAGCGCCATCGCTTCGGCCCTGGTGAGGTCGGTGCGGACGATGACGTTGACGTGGGTCCAGCTCAGCGAGGTCGCAGCGAGCCAGCGGCCGTGACCGGTGATGATAGTGTCCGGAACCGGATTGGTCTCGCCGTCGGCCCAGACAGCGGGCTCGACCTGAATGGTGTTCGCGATGCCGTATTTCGCGATCGACTTGGCAAGCTTGTCGATCTGCGCCTGCGGATGCTTCTTGGAATTCGTCGGCGACGGCTTGAGCCGGCCGATCTCCCGGATCTCGGTCGGCAGCTTGGAGACATCAATCATCTTGGTCATTGTTCATCCTGGCGTAAATTCTCATCAGCTCGTCGGCAGTGGGGTCGCGGTCGCGGATCCTCTCATCGAAGAATTCGCCCGACCCGCAGGGCAGGCAGCGCCCGGAGACGCGGGTGCGGTTGAAGAATCGGCAATCGACGCATTCGGGAAATCGCGGCTTGACGACCATCACTCGGTCGCCGCGCTGAAGAGTTGGTGGACCAGCGCGTCGCCGGCGTTGGTCAGCTCGTCGGCAGCGGTGTAGCCCTGGCGCTTCTGGACCTTGGCGAGCAGCTCGGCGACGCGCTCGGAATCGGCGATCGCGACCTTGAAGCGCATGATGGTGTGGGTCTTGGTCGCCTTCTCGGGCTTTGGATCTGCGGCCTGGTCCTTTGCGTCTTCCGTGTAACTTTCCGGAAGATCCAGCTCGTCGAGCGCTATATCGACGCTTGAGAAAATCGAGTTCAGATCGCTCTCGGTGTAGGGAAGAACCGCCTGCAATCCTTCGATGTCGCCAATTTCCTCGAGCAGCTTCGCCAATTCGATCGTGTCATCCTGACCGTAGCGGGCGTTGTCGGCGAGCGTGATCCGCTTGGCCATGTCGTCGTCGATCACCCCGACGCTGAAGACGGGGACCTCGGCCAGGCCCTCCTCCTTCGCCGAGTCCCAGCGGTGCTCGCCCCCGAGGATCTCGTAGTGGGTGTCGGTGTCCGCGTCGTAGAGCTCGCGGACGACGATCGGTTTGAACAGCCCGAACTGACGGATGCTGGCGCGCAGCTTCGCCTCGTTGTCGGGGCTGACGTGGTTCGAGTTCCAGACGTTTGGCCTCAGATCGAGGATCGAGGCCGAAAATTGCTTAGACACTTGGTTGCGGTTCCTGTAAGTCAGAACTGACTTACCATAGTTTCTAAAGAAGGCAAGCGGATTAAATGAAACCCGTTCTCACCCTGGTCGCCAACGCGACCATCGCGAAGATCGTCAACGCCGACGATGCAGTGAAGGACATCATCGCGACCTCCCTGTCCTACCGGGTCGAGGGCTATGAGCACATGACCGCCTTCACCTCGGGCGGCTGGGACGGCCGGTCGAGCTTCTTCTCGCGCCGGACCTGCACCTTCCCGGCCGGCTTCTTTCACATGATCTTTCACGAGCTGACGCGGAAAGGCTACCAGGTCCGCGTCGGCCGCAAGCCGTTTGCAGCCCCGCTCGGTCCGGAGAACCCGATCGTCGACACGTTCGGCAACGACGATCCGCGCTACGACTTCCAGCTCAAGGCGCTGCGCCAGATCGAAAAGCACGGCCGCGGAATCATTCAGGTCGCGACCGGCGGCGGCAAGTCGAAGATCGCCAAGCTGATCACCGCGCGCTACCGGCGCCCGACCCTGTTCCTCACCACGCGCGGCGTGCTGATGTATCAGATGCAGAAGGCCTTCCTGAAGGATTGCGGCTTCAACACCGGGATCATCGGGGACGGCGTCTGGAGCCCGACCAAGGGCATCAATTGCGGCATGGTGCAGACCTTCGTCGCTCAGCTCAAGGAGCCGAGCCTCCAGGACGAGCGCGGCGCGCTGATCGGCGCCAACATCAAAAAGAGCCTCGGACTGACCAAGGACCAGATCGATGTGCTGGCCCAGAAGAACTTCGACAGCAAGGTCCGGGCGCGCGCGCGGCTGATCAAGCTCCTGGAGATGTTCGAGGTCGTGATCGGCGAGGAGGCGCACGAGGCCGGCGGCAATTCCTATTTCGAGATCCTGCAATACTGCAAGAACGCCACGATCCGCGTCGCCCTGACCGCGACCCCGTTCATGCGCTCGGCCGAAGAAGACAATATGCGGCTGATGGCTGCATTCGGCCCGATTCTGATCAAGGTCTCCGAGGAGCTGCTGATCAAGCGCGGGGTCCTGGCCAAGCCCTACTTCCTCTATGCGAGCCCGCCGCCGGCGAAGCTGCTGCGCCGGACCTCGCCCTGGCAGCGCGCGCGCGAGATCGGCATCACCACCTCCCTGCCCCGCAACACCGCGATCGTGAACCTGGCCGTCAAGGCCAAGGCGCACGGTCTGCCGGTGCTGATTCTGGTCGCGGCCAAGAAGCACGGCCCGATCCTGGTCGAGATGCTGAAGGCCAAGGGCATCCGGGCGGTCCAGATCCAGGGCGAGAACGACCAGGCGGAACGCGAGCGCGCGCTGGAGGCGCTTGCCACGGGCGAGATCGACGCGCTGATCGGAACCACCATCGTCGACGTCGGTGTCGACGTGCCCTGCATCGGCATGACCATCCTGGCCGGCGGCGGCAAGGGTGAGATCGCGCTCCGGCAGCGGATCGGCCGCGGCCTGCGCGCCAAGAAGGTCGGCCCCAACATCACCTTCATCGTCGACTTCACCGACGAGCTCAACTCCACCCTTCGCGACCACGCGCGCACCCGCCGCGCGATCGTCGAGCAGACGCCCGGCTTCGCCGAGGGCATCGTCGCGGCCAATGACGATCTCCCGTGGCATCTGTTTTCTGCGCGAAAAGCTGCATAATCCAGCTATATGTTGTGTATGAGAGAGAAAGTTGACCCAATTCGGCTGTTCGATGCCAAGGCCAGGCCCCTGTCTTCCTATGAGGCCATGGAGCGACGCATCAAGCTGCTCGAGCGCTGGAACGACCGCCTTCTTCGAATGCTGCGGCACAAGCAGCGTCTCGAGGAACCGGCAACCAAACCGGCAAGCATCCTCAACTAAGTAAGCCGCCTCAATAGCTTGGGGCGGCATTTCCGTGTCTACTGTCAACAGTCAGGGCTGACTTACAATGAGCGTCTACAACCTCCCCCGCTACATCGCGATCTGCGGCAACCCCAAATCCGGCAAGTCGCTGGTCCAGGAGATCCTGCTTCAGAACTACAGCATCCAGCCGGTCGACGACGGCTTCGTGCTGCGCGACACCGCGATGCGTCACTTCGGCGCCACCCACGATCAGGTCCACACCCAGGAGGGCAAGGCCTCGCCGGCCTTCTGGCCAAACGGCGATCCGATCCTCAACGAGGAGACCGGCGCCCACATGACCTGGCGCGAGGTGCTCGGTGAGCTCGGCAAGAAGCTGGAGCTGCTGCTCGGTGAGTTCGTGATGCCGATGACCGCCTGCGCGCGCCTGGTCGGTCCGGGGCCGTTCTCGTTCGGCTCGGTGCGCAAGACCCAGGGCCACTACTTCAAGAACCACGGCGGCGTGGTGATCGAGGTCGACAACCCGGATGCGAAGCCGACCGGCAATGACTTCGACGTCTACGATCGGTCGATCATCGACTACACGATTCCGAACGACGGCCTGGCGCGCGGCCTGGCGCCGGCTGACGCGCGCATCGACCTCGAGCGCAAGATCCACGACCTCGTTCTCGCCGTCTCGTTCGACAAGGCGGCCTGATCATGAAGCGGGCGCGCGAGGACCGAGCTCTTGAGGTGTGGATCGGCGGCGGGCGGCAGCTCGCCGGCTGGCTCACCACCTTCAGGAACGTCCCGATGGCCATGTCGGACATCCTGCTCACGCGCGCGAGCGTGAATGAGGAAGATGGCATTGAGGAGACCCGCGGCTTTTCGCTGACGTCGGTGCATCAGAACTTCGACGCCAGGGATCTTCAGAACACCCCAGGCATGGTCGAAGGCCTCATTCCGCTCTATGCCCAGACCACGCAAATCTTGAACCGCGACGCGGTTCGCTTCGTCTGGAAGGTGCTCCGGCTCAACCAGGATAGTTTCGACTGGCTGTTCGACCACCCCGACTTCGTGCCGGCCGACACCGAGAAGGACCGCGATTACCTGGCCTCTGAGGAGGGTGCGCGGGAATATATTACCGAAATGCTCGATCAGGGGTTGTCAGCTTCCTGTCATTTTGGGTCAGTTTCGACTTATGGAAAAACCGATCGTTCTACGTCTGCGGCCACTTCATCCGGTTCTGCAAATGATTACTGCATGACCTTGGAAAAGCTGCAAAAAAAGCATAGCAGCCGCGCAACAGGCGATGGCCGGCGCTAAGTCAGCGCTTCATTAATTGCCTACTTATCCCGTCCACAGCCTTGTAATTTCACAAACATTTGCCGTTGCGAATCTATTAAGAGAGTATTAACTCTCCCGACTTAACGATTTCGCTAAATCGCTGGAAAC